CGTCTTCGTTCTTGAACATGAAGGTAGGGCCGCGCATCTCCGCGTGCTCCAGTCCCTCTTCAATGCTCTGTTCCAGCAGCTTGTTGTACTCGTCAAGCTCTTTCAGGTACTGCTTGGGGTCTTCCTTCTTCAGGCTCAACTGCGGCGGATATTTCTTCATCCGGCAACGCGGGCACTGCAGCAGGATCGTGACGCCATCCGGCATGATCGCCCGGGTAATCAGGGAGAAGCTGAAGCGGCCGCCGCCGCGCAGTTTGTTGTTCGGGCTTCCGCCGCTCTTATGACGGCATTCCCTCACCACTGCATCATGGTTCTCGAGCGCAACCTTCAACTCGGACATGCGCTTTTTGTTGGAAGCGTGGCGCTGCTCTTCCTTGGCGGTGAAATCGATATTGCGCTTCTTCGCCTCGGCCAGTCCCAGCACTTTGGTTTCGAGCTCCACGCGGAGAATTGCCTGCTGCAATTCCTCGTTGCTCATTGCGTCGATGTTCATTGCATCCACCGGCTTTTCGCTCTCTGTCTTCTTTGCCATATTCGTTTTCGTCCTCTCGGGTATAGCGGGGTAATGGGTTAGGGCTCGATTGGCGTGAAATCGACGTAGAAAAATGTGCCGGGCTTGAAAGTGTCAACAACTTCCGGAACAGTGACCGTCATAGTGAGTTGTGCCGATGGAGTGGCCTTAGAGTAGGTGTTGTCCTCTTGATTATTGGTGTAAACCGCAGCCATGCTCACCTCTGCGTAAACGTATCCATCGCCACACGTGGCGTGGTGCCTAACCGACTCAACCTTGAATTTTCCGCGAACTTTCATTTTTTTCCTTTCGGGTGGTACGGGGGAACCTGTCGAAGCGTTCCCCCTCATGTGCCGCATGTCGCGGCTGCTTTATGTCGTCTGCGGAACCGCGTCGAAGCAACGCGCGCGGCTCGTGGTATCGGGCGGTACGCCAAACGCCAGAATCGCGTTGTACGAAGTGCCCGCGCCCACAACGCCAGCCGGATCGGCCACGTTGCCCGGCTTGTACTCGCCGCGCCACAGCGTCATGTTGCGGTAGTTGCCGTCGTCGATGTTGGTGCGGTCGGGGCGGTCCAGCTTGATCGCCACCATCGCATCCTTGCCCGCGATGTAGGTGCGGATCGCGGTCAAACCGGAAGCGGTGGAGACTGCGGACTGGCTGCCCGTGGTCTGGGTGCAATTCGTCGAACGCATCCAGCGCGCGCCGCACAGCTCGATGTACTTCACTTCGTCGCCGTCCGGTCCATCGGGCAGCTCTTCCAGCTTCATCAGGCCCTCGGGAGTGTGCTTGAGGATGTCCACGATGGAGTTGTTCGAGTTGTCCAGTGCCAGCAAGTCGCCGATGAAGAACGGGTGAATCTTGCCGCAGTAGTAGCCCATGTCCATCGGCAGGATGTTCTGGCCTTCCATGCTGAACGGAACCTGCTCGATCTGCTGTTTCGTCATCTGGTAGTTGCCGGTCAGCACGTCCTGATTGGCGGTCTTCGAATCGAGCGTGCGCAGGTAGTCGAAGTACGCCATGACCAGATCGTCAATGGTCAGCGCCAGCGCATACGCCATCTCGCGTTCGTAGTTCACCAGGTCGTCAGAAATCGACGTGATGAACGCCTTGTCGCCGATGTTCAGGAAATCGGCCCACTGGCCAAGCTGATAATCCTGATAGTTGATGGCCACGCTGCGGCCCGCGCCCACGGTTCCTTCCGTCGCCTGCGTAGTGTTGGCAGTCAGCGGCTGAATCATGAAATTACGGAAGACCTGGCCAGCGTGCGCAGGCATCGGGAATCGAGTACAGAGGCGCAGGTGTACGGTGCGCGCCTTCAGGTTCTCGATGAAATTCTTGTTGTAGTGGGTAGTCAGCGCCGCCTGCGGCGTGTTGCCGCTCTGCATCGAAGTCGGCGAGAAGCCGTCGCGCACGATGGCCAGCACGGCCGCTCCGCCTGCGGTGTGCAACATGACTTGCAGGCCAACCCAGATTCCGCCTCCAAGGGCGGCAATCATTTCGAACAGAAACAACACAACTCCCGCGACCAGTTTCGAGGCGCGTTCAACACGGTTCATATTCAACATGGTGCTCTCCGCGCCTAAGCTGTAGGCGCTGAGAACTCGCGATTGTACCAATCCAAAAAACCGGGCTCGTATTTGATTTTGTCGGCGAGCTGCTTGGAGTTCATGGCGTCAATCTCGGCTCTCGTATATTTGGGCTGTTGTCTTGCTACGGGCGTCGTCGCACGCAATGCGTTCGAACGGACGCTGGTAGCGCCTCGCGGCCTAACCACGGGAGCCGGATTTCCATCCGGGGCGTTCGGTTGGGGTGTAGGTTCGTGGTTCGCTGGTTCAAAAAACATGCCGTAACCCAGCAGTTCCTGAAATGCCTGATCCAGCACTGCGGCTGTGATCTGGCTCAGTTTCCCTCCAGCCAGCAGCAGCGCCTTGTCCATCAACATCCGCTGATTGCGTTCGTCGCTCGGAAAGTCCGGATGTTGGCGTTCCCATTCCTGGGCAACTGCACCGGCCTGCCGCGCGTCTTCGCGCAATTTGATTCCGTCCACATCAACTCCGGCGCCGCGCAGAAGCGTCTTGATCGCCTCCGGAGCTTTTGCCGGGTTACTGAGGTCTGCCGTCGCCTGCATCTGCTGATCCGCAGTCAACGGTTGCAATGCCGGGCGCGCTGGCTGGGCCGCTGTGCGCGGCGTGCTGCTGGGCTGCGCTTGTACTGAACGCTGGCGGTTGATCACCTGCTGCGCGGTCTCGGCCGTCTTCGCTACTTTGTCCAGAACCTCTTCCACCGTCCAGCCATACGTGCGAATCGGGTGTGTCCCGTCTTCAGGGTCCATCACAAGGCAATACTTGGTTCCACGTCCCGGAACTTCAATGTTTTCCCAGCGTCTCATTTTTGTTTGTCCTCCAGCTTGCGAACTTCATTCTTGGCCATGCTCTCAACGCTGGCCCGGGCATTCTTCATCATGGAGACATAAGCCCATCCCTGCGCGACTGCATCACGGTTGCCCAGCGGATTATCAAGGCTGCTCTGCTCTGCCGCTGTCTTCAGCCGTTCAATGCTCCGGTCCAGAAGGCGCAACAGAATCGGCCAGCCCGGTTCCAAGGTTAAGCGGCGTAGATGTTCGCGGTCGTCATCGTCTAACTCCCGCGTATCGCGCCCGGCTCTGACGGGTGCCTGCTCTGGATCCGCCGCTTCTTCGTCTTCTTCACCCTTCATCAACTTCGCCATTCGGGGGTTCAATGGCTCGTTCTTCAGGAATTTGTCAAGATCGCTCATTCCGTCCTCTGCTCTGATTTCAGGTTCTCTCGCCGGAACCTTAACACTATTGCATTACGTCCGGCAATCCATTTTTCAATTGCTGTTCGTCGTCGCTGCGTTCGACCAGTCCAGCCGCCCGCTCCAAAGGAATACCCGCCGCCGCGTGTTCCATCACGATTTCGGCGGCCTTGTTGGCCCGATCTACTTCGCCCTTGGTCTGAATTTCCTGCTGCTTGTTGGCTCCTTTCAGCTTCTCCATAGTGGCCGCTGCCTGTACCTTCTGTGCGCCTGGATTCATCGCCTGAATCTGGGCCTGCTCGTCGGCGGTCAGCTTACGGAAGATATCGGGCTGCTGGGTCAGCTCGGATACCTGCATCATCAGCTCCATCATGACTTGGAAATCAACCGTCTCGCCGCGCTGATGCAGGAATTCGAGCAGTTGCGGCTGCTGCAGAATCTGTAGGAACATCGGAATCAACTGCTGAATGCCCTGGCGCGCGGCCAGCTTCTGCCCGGCCAGTACATCTGCCTCGAACATCGCATCCAGAAACTGGTCTTCGTCAATCGCCTTCTCGATCACCGCCGCGTGCTTGTCGGAAAGGATCTGGCGAATTTCCGTCATCGGCATTTTTTCTTTCACGTACTTGATCAGAAATTCCACGGTGGGAATGATCACGCCTTCGCTGATCGAATCAATCGGGTCCGCCACGTTCTGATCAGCCATGCCCGCGATGCGGCTGGCGCCGGTTGCGGTGCGCGCCGCGCTCGATCCCGGTCCGCCCAGATTGCCCTGCTGCATCTGCGAGTTCGCGCCGCTGAGGTCTTCGCCGCCTTTCTGCGAGAGTTCCAGCATCTTCCACGCATCGCTGGGAACTTCCGGCATTTTCAGAAATGCCATGGCCTTGCTGACATCGCCGCTTGGCCCGGGGTCCACCGCCTGGTATCCGCCCATGCGCAGAATCGTGTTCTGGGTTGGTGCGTTCTCGCCGTTGCGGTTGTAGAGCACGGGCGCGTTGAACGGATAGGCAATCATTTTTAGGCACTCATTGATGATGCCCTGGTTAATCCGCTGGTCCGGTCCATTCAGGCGGCCGATGCCCATGCCGTACCCGGAATTGTCAATCGGCCACCATGTGGCGGTGACGTGCAGGCTGGTTTCAAAATCGTTGTCTTCATTCCGGATGCATAACTTACGGCCGTCGTACTCCAGAATCGCCTTCACCGAACGCTGGTCCCACTGCTCGATCATGCGTAACGTGCCTTTGAGCGGGTCCGCATCGGTCTGGCGGTTGCGCGCCTCGGCGTGTGTCACCATCGAGCCCTGCGCCGTCATCGAATCTTCAACCTGTGATCCGGTGGGTGCGCTGCCTTCCATGCGGCCAAAGAAAAACCGCTTCAGGGTTTCTTCGCTGGGAATGTTCTTGTAGCACTCCAGCTTGCGCATCTCCTGAAGGTCGCCGAAGTTGACATAGTTCACGTCGATGACATAGCCCGCGCTTTCGTCGGGCGCGTCGGGCGTGCACCATTTTGGATCGAACAGCGTCGTGCCCAGTCGGCGGTACTCGAAGAATGGCCAAGTCTCGGTCACTTCTTCTTTCACCAGCTCGAACTGATCGCTTTCCGTCGTCGGAATCTCTTCGACGGTGCCCGCTGGCAGTTCAGACCGCATCGGCGGCTTGACCCGCTTGCGCCGTTTTTTGATGACGGTGCGTTCTTCCACTCCCATCTTGCCGATCCCGGTGCCCTGCAGCGTCTGGCAGTTGATGAGCAGGCCAACGTGATACTTGAATTTCATTCGCTTCAGCAGCACGCCAATCAGATAGGTCCATGCGTCGATCTGCGCCTGGGTGGTCTTGCCGCCCGGGCGCAGAAAGAACGGATACTGTTCGGCAAACAGGCCGCGCTTCACGGCTCGCGCGAGGGTGCGGGTAAACTTGGCAACCATGAAGCGCGAGATGCGGGCGGGCCTTCCGTTTTCGACGCGCTGGGTGCGGTTCGGAATCGGAGACTGGTACAAGATGTCGGTTTCCTGCCACTCCAGCAGCCATGCGTTGTTCTCCACATAGTTCTTGGCTTCCTGGTAGTTTTCCCAGACCAGCACAGCCGCCGCGTCGTCATGAAAGACCGGAGCCGCTTCATTGCCCTCGAACGTCTCCACCTGATGCGCGCGGATTTCCGTCATCGGACTGCCTACCGGCATAATTGCAAGTTCGTTCTCAGCCATTGTTCCCCCTGAAAATAACTATCATGCTGCTGAATGTTGGCGAACCTTTACAGCCTCCAAACTTGAGGCGTCCGCGCAGAAATCGAATTTCACCCTTTATGCAGTAATCGTGAAACCATGCGGTGGACGTACTTACCGGGAGAAGCATCACAACCGTTGCCCCCCCCTGAGCAGCTTCGTATGCCTTCTTTACAAACGCACCGACCTGTCCACGGCCATAAGGCGGGTTACACCACACTGTTTCTCTTCCCCAGTCTTGGATTAACCCATCGCTCTTAACATCGAACCAGCGTAGGCATTTTGTATTGGCTTCGCTGGCACAGGCATCCAGCGTGAAATGAAACTCCGCATCGAGATCTCGAAAGACTCTAGGAGGGGTTGCCCATTCGAAAGAATGAAATCCGCTCGGCGAGTGAGGCGATTCTAGGGTGAAATTATCCATCTAATCCCCCTAAAATGTCAGTCAGTCCTAAATTGTCGATCGAAGCCATCGCCGCCGCCTGAGCCGCGCGCTCCTGTGCCTGCCTGGTCTCCAGTTCATCCACGCCGCCCTGCTGGCCATACACAAACTGGCTCATCACGTCATTGCGGCGCTGAATCTGCAGCTCTTTTTCTTCGTCGTCGATCTCCGCCCGCAACAGGCTGGCGGGAACCTTGGCTGCCAAGCGGCTCACACAGTCCACAATGCCGTTTTCAACGACTAGCCCAAAATTTAGGAATTGTCTCCGCAATTCTTCGGCCTTCCCTGCGCCCGTTGATATCAGAACCCTGCCCGCCTCGGCCTGTGGCTCAAGGTTGCGCATTCTCTCAATGCGCTGGGTATCGTCCTCCTGAAAGTCGAGCCACTGAATCTTCATGCTTACGTTTCGCCGCATGGCTTCGTTGCGGATATGGGCCTCGATATACTGGATTCCCGGCAGGTCTTCCATCATCACCGTGTTGGTCTGGTGCTTGCGGCACTCGCGCACAATCTTTTCCGCCAGGCGGCTGGGCGTATAGGTTCCCTGCCAGGCGTCAACGATGTACACCTTGCCTTCCCACACCCGGGCCGCCGCGCCCTCGGCGTATTTGGCCATGTAATCCTTGCCGGTATAAGGCAGGCGCCAGCAGATGAACGTGTCGCCAATGGCCGGAATGCGCTCGGCCGGAATCTGCATCGTCTTGTACAGCTTCTCGTCAAAGGTCGGGATGTTGCCGCCCTGTGGATCGTTCTGCTGTTGGCACATGAATGATTCGTAGTTGTCGAAAAACAGGCTGCGCAGTTTGCGGTAGGGCAGAAGTTCCGGAAAGAACAGTTGCACCTCGTCTTCCTCGGGGAACTCGCCGGGCAATAGCCGCTGGCCGTTTTTCACTTCCATGGAACTGCGAATCAGAACCTCCCACTCCTCGGGGTCCATCCTCTCCAGCAGATCGCCGTACAGATCGAACGGGTGATAGCGCGTGCCGCGCACGTTCAGATATCCGCCAAAGCGCAGCGTGTTCTTGTTGGCGTGGTAGATGCTGATGATCGCATTGCGGCTGGTGTCTGACGCCTGCAGGCCGCTATTGGTGGCGTCCACCATGTCATCCGGATTGATCACCCATGGATGCCAGCCCGCCTGCGCCGTCTTGGGCGATGTGTAGCCCAGCGTCGGTTCGATGAAATACCGCTGGCGCGTCGGGCTCACGTATTCGCCATCCGGCCAGGTCTCGGTGATCAACTCGGGATAAAGCAACTGCAGCACAGTCGGCGCAAACTTGTCGCGCTTATAAAGCGACGATGCGACGGCATTGGTAAGACTCTTCGCCAGCGGCTGGGTGGCCGTCTCGTTGACAATCGAGATGATATCCGGAAAAGCCAGAATCCATTGCATCGTATCGACCAGCCCCATCGTGGTTTTGAACGTGTGGCGTGGATCGAGATGCATCCGGAACTTTTTCGCGTGCTGAGCTTCAATCGGTAGGTTCTTGTTCTTGGGAAAGTAGAGGTCTTTGACGGGTTGGTGGCGAATCGGAATGAACTTGTCGAAGCCCATCAATTCAGCCAGAAAAAAATGGTCCGTCTCGCAGCGATGACGAAGTTCATCGCGGTATTCGCCATCGCTGCTAATGCGGTCTGTGTCGAGGATCATGGTTTACTCTTGCGGTTGTGCGCCTGCGCCAGCAGCCGGTGGCGCTCCTTGGCCTTCATCACCATCTGGCTCGCCTTGACCCTCTTCCGCTCCGCCGCCAAAGTGATCGTCCATGTGCTGGTGAAGGTCTTCCATATCTTGGCTAGTGCCTGCAAAAACCGGAGGCCGCGAATGAACGTCGTCGGGGTGCTCTTTGTAGATGTGCTCATGCCCGAAACTGCCATCCTTGGCGCGTGTGGTGATGATCTGGTGAAGGTGCAGCTTCTTTTTCTTCCCACCCTCCCGCTTGCCTTCCTTGCTCTCGTGTTCTTCCTTGCCTTTGGACTTTTTTTCTTTCTCTTCCGCCATTGCCTCTCCTTGTTCACCGGGCCGGAAATCAATTCCGGCCCGGCTGCCACTGCGCCCACGGCGCGCTGTCGTGTTTGCGGTTGAATTTCCGTTTAGAAGTTGACGGCGAAATCCTGAACAGAGATCACCTGCGTTCCCGCCGTGGCAAACGTCACGGAAAGCACAAAGCTGGCAACCGGAGCGCCTTGTCCGCTGCCTGCGTTGTTCAGTCCAGTGACCACCGTAGAAACTGCAGTTTCGGCTACCAGCGTGTTGTTCACCATGAACTTGATCGTGCCCTGCAGCTTGCCGCTCACAGAGTCATAAATCAGGGTAGCCTTGAGATACCACGGGGCTTTGCCTGCAAATGCGGTGATTGCGCCGCTCGATCCCAGAAGGGTATCGCTGCCTACGGTCGTCGAAGTGCCGCTGTAGAGCTTGATTGCAACCGTGCTGGAGGTTCCGGTATTGAGGTAGCCGGATGCCACTACGTCAAACGGCCGCTGTTCAAGCGGTCCGCCTGGGGGAATGCTGAGGACCAGCGCCTGGGTGGCGGAATTCAATGCCGGATTGAGAATGACTGTCTCGGCAGTGGTCAGAACAGTCTGCGTAGCGGGCAGAACTCCCGCCGTAGCTCCTGCAGTTTGAGGCGCCAAAAGTCCAGCCGTGCCGGGCGCTCCACTCGGTCCGTACAAACGATTCGATGACATACGTTTTTCTCCTTACGCGGATGGCCCGCTCGCCGTGAGTGTACTCTGTTCAGTGCTGCTGGTGTCAATCAGTTTTTCAAACCGCTCGCGTGTATGCTGCATTTCTTCGGTCAGAATTAGTTCGCCGGGGTTTTCGAGCCTCTGGAGTAAACCAATAGCCTCTTGTAACGCCAGTCTGAATGCTTCTTCCCGGCTCGCCTTGGGCCTGCCTGGCTTGTCGCGCCGGTCGCCGCGCCACTTGCGCCACTGAATGAATTCCTTACGCTGCTCAGGCGTGCTGGGGTGATAGCAGGCAGGGCAATGCGAGCTCTCCAGCTTCCACTTGCGAAACTTCCGCAGTATCTGATTGCAAGCCGCGCCGCAGGTGTCCTTACTGCGACTGGATGCACGTCGGGCGGGAACTGGCCCTTTACAGATCACGCACGACAGCACAAGTTTTTCAATGCCATCGGGAATGAGTGGATTCACGGGCTGCGCTTCGGTGGGTTGATCGTTGGAAACCTGCTCTGGCTCCATGACTATTTTCCTTTCGATGATGTTGTGGTGAGCTTCGGGCTCCACACTTTA